TAGAACACTACCATACAAAAAACCATGCTATAGCTGCGGCAAAATAGTTGCCGCACCGCTTTACTTGAATCACAAAAGCGGCAAACGCCATTTAAGCTGTCAGCCTTGCGAAGAAAAATACAGGCAGGTTACTGCGCGCAGCGAGCTGGGTCGCCCTGATCACTCTAAATTAAACTCACTATGGAAAATAACGAAATGAACTACGCAAAAGTAACACCGGCCGACTTGCGCTCAGACGCCGAAAAATTATACGCGCGTGCAGATGCTTTAGAGCAAGGCTTGAAGTTTTTCGATGGTAAGATCTGTGAGCTCTGCGGCGGAACGAAACGACATACGCGCAGTTCGCGGTGCGTAAACACTCGCGAGCATATCGACAATTCATTACTGGTAGAAAACCTACGGGAAAAGAAAACCGACCAGTTGAGCACTAGGGCATGGCGTTAGTTATTTACCCCGGTTGCTAGGACGAGCACCGAACCACCACGACACGGAAGTCGCAGTCAGAGATATAATATTTAACACAATATCGCGGTAAAGTTGCAGGGCTTCGCCATCGCCAAGCGCTTCAATGCCGCCTACAATTGTCTCAAGGCCCGTTAGTATCATGTAAGTCTGGTACAACAGAACAGCGGTTATAATTGGCCTTACTGCGCTTTTAATAGCACTGCCAATACTGCCGACAGTTTTCTGTGACTCCTCAAAAGCTCGCGCCTCAGATGCCATTTCAGCGGCGTTAGCATTAGCGCCAATCATCGCTATCTTGAATTCACGCTCGCTTGCCCGCTCTTTCGCTTCCTCTTTGCGATTCAACCAACTAAACACACCACCAATCAATGAACCAGCTGCACTAGATGCCAGGATTGAACTCAGCTCTGCAATCATTTCTCCACCACCTGACGTCCGTCATTATAGAATTTCAGCGCAGCGGCCAGCAACGCCGACGGCACACCCAGCAGAGCAGCATAGATCAACGGGTCTGGATCTGGATTGTACGCGTAGATCTTGGCCCATGCATATGAGTCTAACGTCATCCAAATAGCGACAAAAAGGACACCACGGCGAACAATCATGCCCTTTTCCAGGAACAACCAAAGCGGCTCAAGCGCAGTATTAAATCGGTCGCTCATAGCTTGGCCAGCTCTTTCGACAGCAGGTTAAGGAAGTAAACCGGGTTATTATTGTAATAGACGTAACGCCGCTTTGGCTCATCTGGGCACATCCACAACAGGCGTTCATCGCGGGTATCAATATGAATTAGCGTCTGTTTCTCGCCGCCAAGATGAGTGTCAAAATACATACCAAAACCGCCGACAGCTTCGACCGATTGAACTAATGCCCAAACTTTAGCGGATGCCGAGTTGTCCAGGATAAACAGGTCAGTGGCTTGTGACTTTAAACCGCCATCAGCACCAACGCAATGGAGACTAGAACCGCCTGTAAACCTAACGTGGGCCTCTGGGTCTGGGCTTGGCACCATTGCAGTATTGCAAATCTCGCGGATCTTCTGGGCCATCTCGATGACCTCTGTTGCCATGAATCCGATAGCCTTTGCTGGCCATTCGTCGCGCTTTAGGCTCATATTAGCTCCCGATAAAGAATGTCAAACCAGCGCCAATCACTAAGCACGAAACGCCGACCACTGCCTTTGAAATCAAGCTGTTTTTCTCAACAGCGATGATAAGCGGCTTTAATTCATATTCGCGTACAGATCGGATCTCTTTATTTATAGCGATGATGTTCTTTTTGGTTTCTTCTTTGAACTCATTCTGCCTTTCTTGACGCTCTTCTGCGCGAGTCTGGAATTGCATAAACGTGGCCATCTGTTCGGCCAATTTTACCAGTGCCCGCTCAATCCGATCATTAGATTTGATCTGGCTTTGAATATGGGATTCTAGTCTTTCTGCTAGCAAATTATGATCGGTCATAAACAAAGGCCACTGTTGATTAATTAATTCTTGCTATTATACAGGTCATACAACACTTTTACTTTCTCTTTCAAGGTTTCTATGTCAGCGTAACTTTTAGCTAGCCAAAAGATGAGGCCAACAAACCCGACGACTATGGGCCATAGCGCCGGGATTATTTCTAAGAGGCTAACAGATTCCATTGATTACCACGGAACGCCAGATGCTTTCACAGGTGTCGCTTGCAGATCAATATTAGCCTGTAAGCTTGCCTCTACTGCGTCCTTATCAACACCATCTGCAAAGCACCAGTCAAGAACCATCTCTTCGGTCAGGTCTGCGTAAGGCACAAAGTCGGTAGCTTCTGGGTCTGCGCTGAATCCGCAAGTACCATAGCTGCCTGCACTGAACTCGCCAGTGTCATCAGTAGCTGTACAGCGCCAGTGCGCGGTAATGACAGAGTTGTTTTCTGTCAGGTCGTATTCTAGTGTGGAGATTGTCCAGTTGAATGTGGTCATGTTATTTAGCCTCTAGGATTTCAATGCGAGCGATAAGCTCTTGAATCGTTGCTGTTAATAATGGAACAATTTTAGCTTGGTCTATTGTTTGCCACTTAGGTACCGAGCGTGTTCCAATGATAGCTGCTTCAGCCTCTGCGCCATCATTATCTAAAACAGCCGGAGTTACTTCGTAGCTTTCGTCCATCATTTCGTCTTTATCGCCAAAAGCCGCAGCCGGTATAACTTCCTGTAATTCGTGAGCTAAGAAACCATCGACACGCTGACCGGAGTTTATCCACTCAAAGTTGCAAGGCTTTAAAAGTTTAACTTTATCTGTAGCACCTACCATTGGAACTATGTCAGTTTTAAGCCTGTAGTCCGAAGCAGTTGTATAAGACGTGGTGTTGTTATCGGTGCTTATCGATATATATCCTGCAAAACCTGTAGGCGTGTAGAAGAAGTCTGCATATCCATTCGTTGTAAGCCTTGTGGCTTTACCGTAATTAACCCCGGTAAAATAAGAAATAAATTTGTCACTGTTGCCTGTTGATACTTGAAATTTCGCTCCGTCAGCGGTGTCAGTAGCTGTGCCCACAAGTAATTGGCCCGCGCTGGTTATTCTAAGTCTCTCGGCGCTATTAGTTGCAATCGTGAAATCGCCTGCGTAATACGTTCCTATTGCTGGATTCTGTGTAGCTGAGCCTCCCCGTAGCTCTACAGTTCGTATGTCATCACCGATCCTAAGTGTTGGTGTTGAAGCATTAACAATATCAACGATTTTATCGGGAGAACTCGTGCCGATCCCGATATTGCCATTAGCCTGTACCAAAACCGCCTCAGCAACACCATAGACATACCGGTCAGTATAAGTACCCACACCACCGGAAGCTGCGACACGGAACGTCGTACCCTGCGCGATGAAAAACTGAATGGTACCAACAGAGTCGGCAAAGTATGGTGCGCTTAATAAAGTAGCGCCCGTTCGATCTGAATAGATCGGAGCTGCCACGCCGGTATTTTCATTGATGACCGTATATTCAGCGCCAGGGATAACATCCCCGGAATCTGTTACGGCGACTCGTTGATAAATTGGTAAACTCATATGATTGCGCCTCTAATGTCGCCGGTGATTAAATAGGTTACTGTGTTTCCGTTCGTGTTTATTGCTGCGCCTGCCGCGCCTGCGGTTGCGCCGTTTTCTTTATTAGATTCCAAAGCGTAGCTATCATTTGGCAAAGATACTATTTGCGAAATTGCATAGCCATCACCGCCAACCTGGCCGGATTGCCCAAGATCTCCACCATGTCCCCGACCAGAAGTGCTATCCGGGCTTTTTGCAAAAACGTTTATTCTTGGCGTTGATGCCGGGTAGTCCAAGGCTTTGTAGCTATTTTGAAAGGCTATAGGTTTGTCACGGCCGCCGTCTAAAATACCGCCATCTTTAGCAGCTCCTGGCAATGTAATAGGGCCAAGGTACAAACTAGGCTCGTCGTATCTTTCTATTGTAAAATGACGAGGGCCTGCAAAAACTTTCTTAAAAGCATAGGCGTCTTGTGTCCCTGCTCTACCGCCAGTGCCGCCAGGGAAGCCAGCGCCGCCGCCTCCACCATTGCCGCCAATTGCTGCTAATGCTGTTTGATAGCCATTGTATTCTGGTGTGAACGTAAGCGCCGACGCTGCTCCACCTGCACCACCTGCGCCGCCACCACCGCCGCCAATTATGCCATTATTTGTTATATTGATCGGGTGTAATATCTCCAGCGCCGTTCCGCCTGCGGTGCCTCCTGTTGGCGATGTTGTAGTTTTTGCGCTTATGTTATAAGTAATTGTTGTAGGAAAATTAGAAGTGCCTCCAAATTTATACTTTGAACGGTACGCAATAGCCGAACCACCGCTGCCGCCATTGCCTCCAGGGCCTAGAATTTTTGCGCCCGATTGAATGTATAGTTTTATAGTAGCACCCGTTGGCCATCCACTGCCGGTAGTCATTGAGCCAAGTACAAAATTCTCAGATACAAAAACATTAACTACCGTCGCCGCAATTGGCGCTCCGCCTATCTCCGCAACCGCTCTGTCATATATGTTGTAACCAATATAATTAGGCGTTGGAAAAAGATTAACTACGT